TTGTTTGCTTCAATCATAGCGTTCCACTTTGGTGGCCGGGCGTTTGGAAAATGACTTGCGTATACTGGATTCACTTGGAGGAGCATACCAATATGGCAGATCAAGGCTATATTGGTGTAGCAACTGATTTTGACTCCAGAATGCAACAGCATTACTTAAAAACGTCACGGGGCGATACCCATTTTGCTCGTGCAATTCGTTTGTACGGCTGGAAACATTTGCAAAAAAACATTGTATTTGAGGGTTCTGAGGCGGATTGTTATGCCTTTGAGTTGAAATTGCGACCTAAGTTTCAAATTGGTTGGAATGAAGCTATTGGTGGTTATGGTGGCGACAAAAGTCAATTTATAGACTACGCTTCAAGAGGTAAGCCTGTTGGCAATACCAAACCAAAGTATGGCAAAGAGAACCCATTTTTTGGCAAAAAACATTTACCGGAAACCAATGCCGTGAATACAAGGGCACACGCCCATAATTTAATTAAAACACCGCATGGTGATTTTTACGGGTTTAATGCACTGGCTAGATATTTAGGTATGCACAAGGCGACTGCCAAAAAGTTAGCAATTAAAGAGGGGTGGCAAATTGAACGTAAGCCAGAAGTGTATTAAAGCCATAAAGCACCACGAAGGGATTCGCCTGAATCCTTATCAATGTCCTGCGCGTTTGTGGACAATCGGTTGCGGCCATGTCATGTTCCCAGAGCAGGGAAAGCTCAAGATAGACCAGCGGGATGCGTTTACACCACCCGCAGAAGCCATGCGTAAATATTCAATGGAGGAAGTAGATGCAATACTTAGGGCAGATCTTGCTCGCTTTGAGAAAGGCGTGGCTACTTATTGTCCTGTGCCTCTTACTCAAGGACAGTTTGATGCGTTGGTATCATTTTCCTTCAATGTGGGGCTAGGCACATTACAGCGTTCAACTCTGCGTCAGAAGGTATTGCGTGGTGATATGGAAGGCGCGTCAGAAGAACTCTTGAAGTATTGCATGGCGGGGGGTAAAATTCTCAAAGGGCTGCAAAAACGTCGCATCGACGAACGCGCCGTGTTTCTATCCTAGGACTGCCGATGCCGCTTAAAAAACTTCAGCTCAAGGCCGGTGTTAACCAAGAAAACACCAGATATACCAATGAAAATGGCTGGTATGAAAGCCAATGGGTTCGGTTTCGCCAAGGAACTCCTGAAAAAATAGGTGGTTGGGTGCGTATTTCCGCCAGTACATTCTTAGGGGTGTGCCGTACTTTGTGGAACTGGGTGACTTTAGGTGGTTTAAACTTGGTTGGCGTAGGTACTAACCTTAAGTTTTACATTGAAAGCGGTGGCTCTTATCGCGACATTACGCCGACTAAACCCGTAGTCACATTAACAAACCCATTTCAGACCTTTTCAGGCTTAACAACGGTCACTGTTACAGATGCGGCTGGTGGGTATATCACTAATGATTTTGTAACCTTTACTGGAGCTACGGCTGTTGGCGGGCTAACCATTTCTGGCGAGTACCAGATTACCGTTACAGGTCTTTCAACATACACAATCACTGCGGCTTCTGCGGCAAGCTCAAACGCTACAGGTGGCGGCACAGTTTACGCTGTTTACCAAATTAACACCGGCCCGTATTACGCCGCGCCTTTAGTTGGTTGGGGCGCTGGCCCTTGGGGTTCCGGCCCTTGGGGTGTTGGCACTCCGTCAACTGATTCCATGCGTCTATGGAGTCAGAGTAACTTTGGTGAAGACCTTGTGTTTGGCCCTAAAGGTGGCGGTGTTTACTACTGGGATGCTTCTATTGGTGTAACACCCCCAACATTCACCGTTACCATTGCGGTACCCGGCGTTGTTACTACAACTGTAAGCCTTGTAAACGGCACTGCAATTACATTAAATACAACCGGCGCACTGCCAACTGGCCTGCTTGTAGGTACTGTTTATTATGTTGTTAGCTCTACAGGCACAACATTTTCTTTAGCCGCTACGGCTGGTGGCGCTGCTATTACAACGACCGGAACGCAGAGTGGTGCTCACACCATATCCAATCGCGGCATTAACATTGTCAGTTTGGCCGGGGCATCTGACGCACCAGTTGTTCAGAACTTTTTGATTATTTCCGATGCTTCAAGATTTACTTTTGCATTTGGTACAAATGATTACGGCAGTACAGTACAAAATCCAATGTTGCTTCGCTGGTCAGATCAAGAAGACGTAGCAAACTGGACACCGGCGGCTACAAATCAGGCTGGAAGTTTATTACTGTCTCACGGCTCAAGAATTGTTACGGCAGTTCAAACTCGTCAAGAGATTGTTATTTTTACAGATTCTTCTTTGTATTCTTTACAGTATTTGGGTGCGCCTGTTGTCTGGGGTTCTCAGCTCTTGGGTGACAACATTTCAATCATCAGTGAAAATGCGGCAACCATTGCGTCCGGCATTATTTACTGGATGGGCGTAGACAAGTTCTACAAATACGATGGCCGTGTGCAGACCTTGCGTTGTGATTTGCGTCAGTACATTTACGGCGACATTAACCTTCAGCAATCACCACAAGTGTTTGCAAGTACCAGCGAAGGCTTTAATGAAGTGTGGTGGTTCTATTGCTCTATCACTGGGCCGGATGGGACTGGTACGGCGGCCAATCCAAACGTTAACGTTGATCGGTACGTTATATTTAACTACTTTGAGAACAATGGTGAGGGTGTTTGGTACTACGGCGAGTTAGCCCGTACAGCGTGGCTTGACTCAGGACTGCGTGATTTCCCAATTGCAGCAACTTACGAAAACAACATTGTTGACCACGAGTCTGGGGTTGATGACAACATCAACGGTGTTCCAGCGCCTATTTATTCTTTAATTAGCTCTGCTGAGTTTGACATTGATGATGGTGATCGTTTTGGCTTTGTGTGGCGTATGTTGCCAGACATTACGTTCCGTGGTTCTACAACAGCAAACCCAGCGGGAACATTGACTCTAATACCAATGCAGAACTCTGGTTCAGGGTTTAACAATCCTACATCTGTAGGTGGTAGTGATAATGCGGCAGTAACCAGAACTGCCACCGCACCAATTGAGCAGTTTACTGGGCAGGTTTATGTCAGGGTGCGTGGCCGCCAGATGATTATGCAGTTTGAGAACGAGCAACTAGGTTCTACGTGGCAACTAGGTAGCCCGCGTATTGACATCAGGCAAGACGGTCGCAGGGGTAACTCATGATCGTTACGTCAGAGTTTGAACTTAGTCAGGTAGCCGCGCCCAACTTACCATTGGCTACAGAGGAATACTCTCGTGCGTATACCGACCAACTAAATAACGTTTTGCGTTTGTACTTCAACAGGCTAGATGCAATTCTTGACCAGCTAAAGACTTTCTCAGTTCCGTATGGCGCGTTTTCTAGCGATCAGGATCAGACAGCAGTAGCTAATACAGCTACGCTAATGACGCTCAACACCACGGATTTTGCAAATGATGTCAGCATTTCAACTTCTAAAATCACGGTAGCAACTGCTGGTATTTATAACCTACAGTTTAGCGCCCAATTCCAAAACACAGACACTTCTTTTCAGGATGTTTACATCTGGTTAAAGCAAAGCGGGGTAGATATACCGGGTTCAACTGGCTTTGTATCTATTCCAAACAGACACGCAGGAACGGATGGTCATACAATTGTTGGCTGGAACTATTTTCTAAGTATGACGGCGGGGCAGTACATAGAAATCTATTGGTCTGTGCCTAATACTGCCGTGACCATTCAACACCTTGCCGCTTCCGGTACACCTACTAAGCCCTCTACACAATCTGTTGTAGCCACAATGTCTTTTGTTTCGGCTTTACCTTAAGGTTTAAACATGATATTCCCAAGAGATAGAGGTCAAAACTTTAATGTGGATTACGAGGATTCAGATGCGTCCTTTGGTAATGACGTTCTATCTCAAAACGAAGCGTTGGCTAACATTATTAGCCCTCCCGACAATAAAAAAGAAGAAGAAACTACTGCCCGTGATGCCGCAATTGAATCCTTAAAAAAGCAAATCCTTGGCCAAGGTCTGACCGACAAGTGGAAAGGTGAAGGGCTGGGTTCTGCTGATGCCAACGCTAGGCAGATGGCTGAGATCATGGCTGACACGGGCATTACTGACATTAAACAGTTCGGGCCAATCACCAAAACAATACCGGGGTATTCTTACGAAACCGAACAGGGTACGGTAGATGTCCCAGAACAAACTGTTTCTACATACGGCAATAAAGAAACTGGGAAAGAAGTAGCCAATACATACAGCGAACGTCAGAGTGGAAATGCTTTTGGCGGAACCTTTGAGGGGTCTGGAAACACTGGCTACCGAGTTCAGTTTGGGCCGGACGGCACGCCGTACTTTTATACAACGCAGGCATCCTCTAACGATCTTGCTAATTTAATGCAAGAGCTTGGCCCTATTGGTCAGATTGGTTTAGCTTTGGCAACGGGTGGATTATCTGTACCTCAACAGATTGCCGCTAAATTAGCGGTCAATGTTCTGTCTGGTCAAGATATTGGTGACGCAATAAAGGGTGCGGCCATCAGCATGGCTGTTGCTAATATTCCCGGCACAGACCTGATGAAGTCTGGCGGTACTTTTATTAAAGAGCTTGGGTTAGATGATGCCGTTACCAAGACTTTAACCAATTCATTTCAAAACGCAGTTACATCCGGAGCTACTGCCGCATTAACTGGTAGAAATGTTGGCGATGCAATGATTGCTGGAGCAGCAACAGGGGGTGTAAACGGTGCAGTCAATGCGTTGTTAAACTCCTCCGACATGAAAGAATTAACCTCAGATCTTTCAGATACAGAAAAAAGGCTGGTGGCGAACACAATCACTGGCGTAATTTCCGGCAAACCGCTTGATCAAGTGTTAATCAATACTGCGATTGCCGCTGCAAATGCTGAAGCTAAAGCCAATGCCCCAATTAGCAAAACAGAACTTGGGGAATTAGATGATGACGAAAAGAAAAAATACGAAGAGTCAGGCACAAAAGGGTTGCGCACCTATCAGCAGCAAATAAACAACCTAGAACGTTTAACTACAAGCGGTCGCACTGGCGACGACATGGGTGGGGGTTATGACACTCAAGTTGATGACATTGACATAGTAGACAGCGGCATGTCATCCGACATCCTGCGGAATTTAGAAAACGCTGGCCTAACTCAAAACACCGTCGCAGAAGAGATTGACAGTTTAAACACTAATAAACCACCGGTTGCTCCAGAAACCGAACAATTAACTCAAGAAAATGAGTTGTTGATAGCGGCCAAACGGCAGGCAGATGAGGAGGCGTCTAAGAATGCTGAGGTTTCTGCTTTAAACCAATCAGGATTAACTCCGGCTGAACTCAGCGGCCTGTCTAATGACGACATCCTGCGCATGATTAATGCGCCTGCAGACGATACAGTTACCGTTACCACGCCCAAAGGCCCTGACGGCTACACCGAGGCTGAACGGGAAAGCAAAAGAATTCAAGACTTAATTGCTGTTGGTGGCGACCCAAATGAAAATAGGGTTGTTATTACTGATAAAAGGCCAACCCCTGAAGAGCCTGTTGCAGAGCCTATTTTCCAAACCCCCGTTAAACCTAATGCTCCTAATTTAGGCAATTTAGGCGAGATGGTTGTTACAGCTGACCGCCTGCCTCAACCAAATTTAAACTTAACAACCGATCCTGTTTCTTTGCTTACCGATCCGCTAGCGCCAACGACGTTGCCAACGCCTGTTACAAAACCTGAGCCGGTAGCCAAGCCTAGCCCTTTTGCAAACATTGACCCCATTCAGGCGCTGCAGGAGTTTTACAATCCGTTTAAACCTGCACAATCTGCTAAGCCACCTAGTCAAACTGACACTAGCCCTATACAATTAATGACAGATATTTTTGGAACCGATATATCCAAAGCGCAGAAGACTGGCGCTAGAGGTTACGGGTTTTCTGCGGGTGGCGACATTGATGAGCTACTGCGACTTTTAAGGAACTAA